ATGAAGGCTAAGCGGTTCAGAATCCAGAACTTCAGAAACATCGATGACAGTGGTTGGATCTTGCTTGACCAAGTGACGGCATTTGTTGGGCGTAACGAATCTGGAAAGACCGCGCTCCTAAAGGCCTTGCACAAGTTCAATCCGGCGTCCCCGGAGCCATACGACCCAATGCGCGAGTTTCCGCGCGACCGCTACATGCGGGATTTCGTCGGCGGTGGCTCGAAGGGTAGTGACTGGCCTGTCTGCTCCGTCGCCTTTGCGGTTGACGATGCACTGAAAGCAGATATGGCGGATCTGCTGCCACCCGATCAGATCCCGCCAACCGAAGTGATTGCGACGCGCTACTACGACGGCTCCATCACGTTCGAATACGAACCTGATATCGCCGAGCAACCCCTTTCGCCAGAGCCCATACTTGCTGGACTGAAGGCTTTTGCCAGCGGCGCGCGTCGCCTCCGAGCACCAACGCCCGAGCAGGAAGAGGCAACTGCCGAGACAAGGAACGCGCTCGCACAGTGGGCGACTCAGTGGCAGGACAAGCTCAAGGGTTCCGCAGACCTTCGCGGTGACGCCGGGGCCAAGACGCTCGCCAAGCTAAAGGCTGAGGCAGAGACCAAGAGCAGCCCACAGACCGCCGATCTTATCGAAGCGCTCCACGAGGCAGTTGATCCGATTCTCGAAGCAGCCAAGGAAGGACCAGTCCTGCCCAAGCTCGACAGCTTGATCGAAGACGCGCTTCCCGTTCTGATCTACTTCGAGAACTACGGTGTCCTTGACAGTGCGATTTATCTGCCGCGGTTCCTCGAAGACCTTCAACGTGATCGAAACAATCCTCGCGTACGCACGATCAATGCGATGTTCAAGCATGTCGCGCTCGACGCGAAGGACATAGCTGACCTAGGTGCGGAAGAAGCTAGGGCGCAACGTCAGAACGGCCAACAGCCAAACGCCGAGACCGTTGCCAAGGATCAACGGCGAAAAGAGGAGCGCGCGATCCGCCTCAACTCTGCGTCGAACGACATAAGCACCCGGTTCTCTGACTGGTGGTCGCAGCGCCGGCACAAGATACGCTATCACGCTGACGGCGACTATTTCCGAATCTGGGTCGCTGACGACCGAAGGCCGGATGTGGAAATCGAGCTGGAAGCCCGAAGCAAGGGCTTCCAGTGGTTCTTCTCCTTCTACCTGGTGTTCCTCGTAGAGTCCGAAGAGGGGCACAAGGACGCAATCCTTCTTCTCGACGAGCCGGGGATGAACCTACATCCAACGGCTCAGCAGGAGCTTCTGGTCTTCTTCGAGCGCCTGGCCGAGAAGAACCAGCTCGTATATACGACCCACTCGCCGTTCCTCGTGGACGGCGAGCACATCTATCGCGTCCGCCCTGTCACGGAGGACAACACGGGCCACTCGCGGATCAGTGCCGATACATGGCCCAGAGACCGCGAGACCATCTTTCCGCTGCAAGCCGCCGCTGGCTACGCCATGTTGCGCGGCCTCTTCCAGCACAAGAAGAATGTGCTCGTCGAGGGCATGAGCGATTACTACTACCTTCACGCACTTAACCAGCAGTGCCGTGCGAAGGGTCTTCCCGTGCTTTCGGAGGACATCTACATCACGCCGTGCGGCGGGACTAAGCTCGTCGGTCACATAGCGGCCTTGTTCCTCGGGCAGGACGTTCGGCCCCTGATCCTTCTCGATTCCGACGAGGCTGGTCGAGTCAGGCGCGATGCACTTCTCAAGGAGTTGTATCTCGGGAAAGACAGCAACATCGTCATGCTCGACGAGGCCTTACAACAGCCAGGAGCTACCGTCGAGATTGAAGACATCCTTGGAGAGGACGTCATCCTACCAGTCCTCAATCCTCTCTTGTCAGAGCCGCTTCGCCTGCCAGAAGACGACGGTAGGTCCCGCAGTCTTCCCGATCGAATCAAGGCTTCCGCTAAAGAGAAGGGCATCGACTTGCCCGATGGCTGGAAGACCACGGTCGCTCTTCAACTGGTTTCGTCGTGGTCGCAGCGGGGCGTCGTGCTTCCCGATCCCGTGCTGGAAAGGGCCGGGAAGCTCTTCTTCACCATCCAGGAACGCTTCGCAGCCTCGGCCCCTGTTCAGCTTCCCGCTTGGCTTCGCTGACTTCGTCGTTTGCAAGCGCATCTGCCTCAAGGAGTTCGGAGGTCAACACTCACTGAACCAATCGAGCCTCGAGATCACGACGTGCTACGAGCCCTGGGAGCATCTTACCGCCGCCGTAGACCCATCGACGTAGTTCCATTGCAACTGCGGGCCAGTCCCGCTGATTGACCCGCCGCCGCAGCGTCGAGGTCTGCAGCCGCCCGGCGCCGAGGTTGAAGGTGAAGTCGACGATGGCGGCGAGCCGCCCTTCCGGCTCGGTCGCCAGCACAGGGCAGTAGCGCAGCGTGGCGGCGAGCGCCACCTTCAGATCCTGGGCGAGGTAGGCCTCGGCCTCTGCTTCGGTGATCGGCGGGTGCTTCGGATCGCAGAGGTGACCATAGCCGATCGTCGGATAGCCGGCCGGACAGATGTACGGATAGGCGCGGTTGGGATCGTGCTTGGGCACGCGGTGGAAGCCCTCAAAGCGCTTGGCCAACTCGATGGCCGCTTGCGGCACGGGGATCACGGCCGCACCCGGTCGAACACGCGGCCGAGGAACCAGAAGTTCAGCACCCCGGCCCACAGGGCCTGGTCGGCCTCGGTCCAGGCCGCCTGGATGGCGGGGATCCAGTCCGCCCCGGCCTCGATGGCACCCACGAAGGCGGCAGTCTTGGCCGCGCAGTACAGCGCCATGAACCAGTAGGTGATCACGGGCCGCACGCTCGCCGACAGCGCATCTGCCCAGCGGGCGCCCGATCGCTGCCCCTGGGCGGCGACCGCTTCGCGCAAGGTCTCGAGGGCACCCACGTTCCAGGCGGCATCGGCCCCGGCGCCGATCTCGGCCATGCGCTGCGCACCGCGCAGCTTCTCGAACTCCAAGGCCTTGTCCTGCATGGCGAGTTCATGGCTGCGCTCGCCCTTGCGGTCGAACCATTTCAGGATCTCGGGCGCCAGACGGAAGGCCCCGCCCAGCAGCCCACCGAGCAGGGTCTCGATCATTGGGCACCTCCCATCAGCTTCAGCTTGATGGCAGCCCCGACCAGCAGTGCGGCGAGGATGGCGGTCGTGACCACCTTGATGGTGGTCTGCCACGCGGTGCGGCGCGCGTCGCGCCAGGCCTCCAGCAGATCGCGCAGCTCGCGGAGGTCGCGGGCGGCGTGGCCATTCTCGAGGCCCAGGTGGGCCAGCACCCGCTCGGCCCCGCGCTCGGCGGCGCGGTCGAGCAGGTCTTCGAAATCCTCGCGGCGCAGGAGCAGCGTGTTCTCCGCGAGGGTGGGATTGGCATCGGCATCGGTGGTCATCGGGGGTCTCCAAAAACGACGAACCCGCCACGCGGGCGGGTTCGGGGGTGACGGATCGGGGTGCGGGTCAGACGGGAACGCCGGCGCTCCACCCGCCGGTCTTGTAGACGGCGAGCTTGTCCTCGGCGGCAATAAAGGCGAGCCAGCCGACCTTCGGCACGTGGTACTCCCAGGCGCCTGCGACCCACACCGCGATCTGGTCGGTCCTGCCGGCCCAGGCGCCGGTGGCGCCAGCCGGCACGATGTAGCGATCACCTTCGGCGGGGCTGGCAGGCGGCGTGGTCGTGGTGCGGCTCGTCACCGACAGGCCCACGATGGCGCCCAGGCGCTTCAGGTTCGCGTCCATCCCGGTGTGCCAGCCGGACTCGCCCAGCGTCCAGCCGTAGGCGAGGCCCAGGTTCGGATCGAGCTGTGGCATGGGTTCAACTCCTCTCAAGGTGGGTCATCGCCCGCCGGTCAGGCAGAGCGCGGCGGTGGTGTTGGTTCGGGTGCTGCCGCCAGTGGCGCCCGACGAGGGGCAGGTGCAGCACGCTGCCCTGCCTGGCCACGAGGCGGGTGAGGAGCCAGTCGGCGCCGGCGTCGAGATCGGTGATGCGAGGAAGCACCGGCTCGACGGCGCTTCGGCGCATCACGATCAGGCCGTGGACATGGCTGGCCGAATGGGCGTGTTGGAAGGCGCTGTAGGCCAGTCGCCGCACGCCGAGGCTGTCGCCGTGCTCGTCGATCAGTGCCTCGTCGGTGTAGGCGAGCACCGCCGAGGGACAGGCATCGAGCGCATCGGCCAGGTGCGCGAAGGCGCGGGCCTCGTAGCGGTCGTCGGGATCGACGAAGGACACGAGCGCCAAGGTCCCTCGCGCGAAGCCCGCCGCTCGCGCCTTCCCGACACGCCCCGGGATGCCTGGCAGCCGGTGCAGGCGGATCGGCGCGCCGGCGAGGCTCGCGAGGCATTCCTCGCGCCAGTGCTGGGGCTCGTCGAGGGTGAGCAGATGCACGTCGATGCGCGGCGGACTCATAGCTGCCCCCGCCGCTGGGCGGCGGCCCCCCGAGGGGGCGCGCCATGATCTTGGGACGGCCCGGCGATCATGGCGACACCCCGCCCCAGTGCTGCCCCCAGCGCAAGCCGTAGCCGGCGCGCTCGACGGTGCGCACCTGCGCCTGCCAGCTCGCCAGCCCGTCGCGTTCGGCCTCGATCTCGACGGTGACGCGATCGCCCGCGACGCCAGCATCCAGGGCGGCACTGGCCAGGTCCCAGGTCCAGGCGTTGCCGGCGATGCCCGTTTCGCTGCGCACGAGGGTGCCGTTGCGGTCACGGAGGCGTACTGCGTAGGTGGTTCCGGGCTCGGGGCCGATGCCCCCCTCGTCCTGGCGCACGAGGTAGGCGGTCTGCAGGGTGCGGTCGCGGTGCGCCCAAGTCAGGATCAGGTCGCCGGCGACCACGGCGGGCTCGCGCTGGCCGTTGAGCCGGATGCGCCCCGGCGGATACGGCCGCGCCTGGCGGCCCGCGAGCACGAGGGGCGCACCGTTGGCAGCCAGCACCGCATCCCCTTCGGCGCTGGCCGTGCGCGGGATGGCGGCGACGAACACCGACTCGCCCGGCACGCGCTCGATGGTCTCGGCGGCCAGCCATTCGCCCACGCCCACCAGCCGGGTGCCGACCGGATGCATCTGTGGCGTGGTGTCGAGCACCCCGCGGGCGAGATCCACCGTGCCCGCGGTGGCATCGAAGGCGAGGATCGCCACGGCTTCGCGGATCGCACCAAGCGCATCGACCAGGTAGGCGTAGTCGCCGACCGCGAGGCGCTCGGGGTGGGCCAGGGCCGTCACCGGTACGGCCACGGCATCGGCTTCGGTGGCCGGCAACCCTTGCTCGAGCGTGAGCAAGGGCGCGTAGTCCTCCGGGGCCACCGCCTCGAGATCGGCGCTCGCGGGCCCGGTGGCGAGCTGCCAGTTCAACTGCCCCGTGCCGCCCGCACAGGCCAGGGCCCCCACGTAGGTGTCGGTGTCGGTGAGGTAGTCGAGATCGGCCCGCGACAGCCGCCGCGCGAGTTCCCAGTACGGCACCTCGACCGCCAGCACCAGGGCCGGCGGCAGCGGTTCGAGCGGCGGCTCCTCGAGGCGCGGCGGGGTGGGCGTGAGCACGGTCTGGCCCATGCCGAAGACGTCCTCCACGGCCTCGATGCGCCATTCGGTGGCGCCCAGCGTGCCGGTGTCGATGCCGGTGACGCGCACCACCATGCGCTCGATGCCCAGGCGTGGCCAATGCAGCAGGAACACGTCTCCCGGCAGGGGCGGACGCTCCAGGGCGCCGGGGGCGATGGTCAAGCTCATGCGCGCCAGGGGTGAGCCGAGTGCACGCAGGTCGCGCAGCGCCAGCCGTGCGGCCAGCGGTCCATGGTTCACACCCGGATAGTCGCGCCGCTGGTTGATGACGCCGCCTTGCAGTTGGATCGCGGCGAGGTTCTCCACCGTGACGGTGGCCTCCTTGCCGGTGGCCCAGTCGGTGTAGACCACGGTGATCTCGTTGGGCAGTTCCCCCCACTGCGCGCGCTCGAAGCGCTCCACGCGCACGATCTCGTCGGGGCCCAGGAGCGGCAGGCCCTCGATCCAGTAATCGTCGCGCAGGAGCTTGAGCTCGAAGCGGCCCCGTTCCGGGTCGAGGTAGAGGATGCCGCCGACGTGGTCGAGCACCTGGGCGATGAAGGCCTCGATCGGCTGCTGCCGGGTCCAGATGAGGTTCAGGCCGAAGCCTTCGGCTTCGAGCGCCCAGGCCGCGTTCCAGAAGCTCGCGCCGAGGGTGGATGGCGGATAGCCCATGCCCCAGTGCGGGTCGGTGAGGCACTGCACCAGGATGTGGGCCGGGTTCATGCCGACGGTGAGAGAGGTGCCGGTGTCGGCATCCCAGGTCCGCACCTCGGCGAGCCAGTCCATCCAGGGTGTGTCGTGCCAGCCCGCCGTGAAGCGCCGCACCCGCACCGCCCAGGGCTTGAGGTAGGGGTTGTTCGCGGCGAACAGGATCTTGCGTGCCACGATCGACAACACCCCGCGAAACGCCGGGATGGCCGCGCCCAGGCGGTTCATCAGGTAGTCGTTGCGGTCTTGCGCGGCACTGCCTGCGAGCACGTCGAGGTCGCCCACCACGCCGCCTTCGCGTTCGTCGCCGCCGAAGAGCGTGGGCCGATCGATGCGCAGGCGCCCCAGCCCGTGGCCGCTCGAGAGCGGCGCGCGGCTCGCATCGCCCCAGGCGGTGCGGTCGCCGATCTGGATCTCCTGCACCGCATCCACCGGCCCCTGGCACAGCACCAGGTGCATGCCGATGCGGTAGCGGTAGCCGACGGTCTGCTTCTTGCTGCGGCCGCCCATCAGCGCGGCTCCTCAGCAACTCGGCGCGCGACCTCGACCACGCGTGCGGCCATTGCATCGCCCGTGGCGAGCAAGCTCGAGGCGGGAAGCCCCCGGGCGAGGAAGGCCCGGAAGTCCAGGCCTTGGCGCGCGAACCAGGTGCGCGTGCCGTGCACGCACAGACCCGCGGCGCGCACGTGGGCGATGGTGACGAGGACGTCGGTGCTCATTTCTTGCCGCCCTTCTTCTTGATCGGCTCGGCCTCCAGGTCGCCGTACCACACGACGTTGGCGCCGCGCAGCAGCACTGCGCCGAAGACGACCGGGATCGGTCGCCCCTCCTCGGCCGTGGGTGCGTCGAGGTCGGAGAGTTCGGCGGGTTTCGGGGTGGGCGGTTTGGGCGCGAGGGCGACGGAGACCAGCGCCGCCACGACGATGACGACCAGGTACCACATGGGAGGTCCTGCGGGTTTCAGAAGACGCCCGTCGAGAACGGGTTCTTCGTCGGGATGAAGGGGAAGCCGCCGTAGTTGGCGAGGTTGTCAAAGCGCGCGGCGCAGGTGGGCACGCTGTGATCGCAGCCGGCCACGAGGTCGACGAGCGTCTGCGGCGCAAGCACCACCGGGTAGAGCAGTTCGACGCCCGCGGTCGATTCGCTCACGATCATGTGGCGCGCGCCTGACGGCGTCTGCAACCAGCCGCCGGCGAGCATGCCGGCCACCTCGGGCGGGAGGCTCGCCAATTCCACCTGGCGGCCTTCGGAGCGGATCACTTCGGCGGTGGCCGAGATCGGCGTCGCCCCGCACGCGGCCGAATACAGCACGTGCGAGCAGGCGCGGCTGTAGAGCCGCCTGAGACCAATGCGCTTCAAGCTCACCTGGGCGGACTCGCAGCGGATGCGCGCAGAGTCATCGGCCACCTCCACCCCGAGCACGCGGCCCATCCAGCGCGTGCCGGAAAGCCACCAATAGTCGCCCCAGGCCTCACGTCGGGCGATCCGTAGCCGCACCGCGGTCGCCTCGCCGGTGAGGGTCGCCTGCAGCAGATGCCGCACGAGCGCGTGGTCGGGTGGCAGCTTCAACTCCAGCGCCGACTTGGCCGCCTCGGCCCCGAGCGCGAGCGCGCTGCGCTCGAGGGGGCAGCGCTCGTAGCGCTCCCCGCCGATCTCCACGTCGAACTCGTGCGGGGTGAGCCGGAAGCTGCCGCTCGTGCCCTCGAAGGCGTAGAGCTCGACCTCGAACAGGGGGCCCTCGCTCATGGTCAGGACGGGGTGTAGTTGAAATGATCGTTGCCGCGCGGCTCGGGCAGCCGGCGCAGGGTCAGGGGCATCTCGACCAGCTCGGGGGTGTGCCAGTACAGATCGACGGCGTCGTGGTCCAGCCGGCAGCGTGCGAGGCGGATGGCCCGGCTTCCAGCGGGCACCGCGGCGTCGAGGCCGGAGCGCAGGACCAGCACGCCGCAGGGCCGCCCCAAGGCGTGCTGCGCCCCCTCGGGGGGCAGCGCAGCCGCGCCAGCGGCCAGCGTGGGGGCTTGAATGGCGCCGCCGCCGTCTTGATGGAATGCGCCGGTGAGGACGGCCTGGCGCGTGCCGTCGGGGTGCAAGATCAGCGCGGCGGCCGGGCGGTGCCAGAAGGCGGCACCGGCCTCGGCGTCCACGCGCAAGTACCCGGCCTCGACCTCGGCCTCGGCCTGCACGCGCAACACCGGCGCCAGACCGTCGGGCAGCCAACAGGCACCGAGCCGCCCCTGGGCGCGGTACAGCCGCGCGCGCCAACGGGCGATGTCTTCACGCCCGGCAGCCAGAAACCGCCGCTGGAAGCTCGTCGTCGGCCACGGGTCGTCACGGCGGACCCAGGGGTCGGCCGGCGAGACGTCCTGCCGGGTGAGCACGCCCTGTGCCGTGATGGAAGGGTCGTCGCGCCAGTTGCCGTCGGGCCAGACGGGCAGGCCGTCGAGCAGCGGGTCGCCCGCCAGCCCTTCGTCGGGCAGCGGCGCGAAGGCGACCTGCGCGGTGACGCTGCCCGCGACGATACCGGGCACCCACTGCGCGAACTCGGCCGGCTCCACCGCGAGGCCCTCGACCAGGGGCAGGACGGTCGCGCCCGCGGGGACGGCCCGCGCCAGCGGCTCGGTGAGCCACAGGCGCTCGGGCTCCACGTCGGCCAGTTGCAGCACCTGCCAGCAGTCCGCGGCCATCAGCAGCGCGAAGCGACGATCCGCAGGCCAGTGCAGGCCGTCTTCCTCCAGGCGCAGCTTGGCTGCGGCCGGCGCGAAGCCCTCCGCCTCCACTGGCGTCACGGCCAGCGCCAGCGCGCCCCTGTGCGCCGCCGTGGTCAGCCTCGCCATATGCTGCGGCAGCGGCCACCAGGCGAGCCGGCCCAGATGGTCGGCCAGCCAGTCGGCCACCAGCGCGTCGCTCGCGCGCCCGTGGCCCACGTGGTAGGTCAGGAAGCGCCGCGGCACGCGCCGCAGCCCTTGCCGCGCCTCGTTGCCCGAGGCGAGCCGCACTACGCCGGTCGCCCATTGCAGGCGCTCGATGAGGGGCTCGGCCCAGTCGTGACGGAAGGCGAACACCCCGCGTGGAGCCTCGGGCCAGGGCGCTTCGCCGAAGGCCTCCATCGCTTCTGCGACCATCGCCGCCGCGGCGGTATCACGGCGCAACACCTCGACGAGCAAGGCGGCGGCGTGCAGCGGCGGCGCGGGCTCGGCCAGCGTCTCGGCCCACAGCGTCGAGAGGTGGGGGATCGGCAGCGGCTGGGCCGAGGTCTCGGCCAGTGCCGTGGCGGCGAGAACCCCGAAGGTCGCGCGCGAGATCGCCTCGGCACGCTGTTCGACCACCTGCGCCATCGCAGCGGGTTGGGCGGCGGCCTCTGCAAGAGCCTCGGTCAACACACGCTCGGTCATGCCGACTCCACGCCGAACTCGGCCGCGTTGAAGGCGCCTTCCGTCCACTGGACGTTGCCGTTCGGGTTGCGCTCGAACAGCGCCGTGTGCCAGGCCAGTTGCTCTTGCAGGACGATGTTTGGCCCGACTGCGGTACTCGCGCCGCTCGCCACGAGCCCGCGCACGCGGCCGTTGCCGGCGTCCGTCTTGCGCGCGAGCAGGGTCACCTGCACGCCGTGGATCGCCGGGGTGGTCATCGCCGGCAGCGCCTCGACGTCGAACGTCTGGCGCAGGCCCGCCGTGGCCGCGCGCAGCGCCGTCGTCTCATCGCCGTCGCTGACCGCCTGCCAGGCGGATGCCGCGCCCTCGACCGTCCACTGGTTCAGTGCCCCGGACGCTTGCGGCTTCAGGGCATCGACCCGCACGTCGCCGAGGAAGGTGTTGTTGATCGTGCCCAAGGTGTCGGCGATGTAGAGGTCGTCCACGTCGACGGTGACCGGGCAGGCTTGGCCCGGCACGGCCCCCACAAAAGCAGTCAGCAGTTGCCCGCCGTTCTGGACGGTGTCCTGCGACCACAGGTCGATCGCGAGCACACCGTTCGCGCGCACCTTCACCGTGCCGTTGGCCGTGCCCTGCACGACCTGCAGTTCGACGTAGTGCCAGCCGCGCGCAGCGGCGGTGGCCACCGAGGTCGAGATCAACTGGTCCCAGTAGCCCCTGCGATACAGCCGCAAGCGCCCGTCATTGCCGATCGTGACGAGGTGCGCCACCTGCGCGGTGGTGTCGCGCACGCCGAGCAACACCGGCTCCTGGCCGGTGTTCTCGAACGGCGCCACGCGCACAGCGGCACCGACGATGAGGCTGGTGCGCTCGGCCTCCAGGTTCTTCACATACCCGCCGCCGGGGCCTGCGGGCAGGCGCAAGGCGTAGGACGAGGGTCGCCGGCCCTGGATGCGCGTGGCCTGAGGCGACAGGTACGCCGCCTTGCCGCGCGCGAGCCACGGGTCGCCGAAGGGGTCGAGTGCCTGCGGGTCGTAGTGGTCGAAACCGTCGATGAAGAGCAAGGCCATGGCTATCCCTGGAGCGCCGCGCGCACCGCCCGTGCGTTGCGCCCGATGATGTTGAGGATCACCCGCTCGCCGGCGGGCGTTTGCAGGTGGTCGTGGATCACGCCCGGGTCGATGGCGTTGACGATGCGCACGGCCTGGCTGACCTGCGGTGTGGCCGGCTGCACCTGGACCTGGGGCACCAGGCCACCCGCCGCGAAGGCCAGGCGCTGGCCGTCCCAGCCGGGCGGGGCCTTCAGGCCGTTGAGGGCATCGAGGAAGGCCACGCCGACACGCCGGACCGCCGCCGCACGCACCACGTATTCGCCGGCCGACAGCCGCGCCGGGATCGAGTCCGAGGTCGAGGTGCCGGGGCCCGACACGTAGCCTCCAGAGGCGAACTTCTTGATGTTGCCCAGCAGCGCCATGACGGCGGCCACCATCGCCGCCATCGCGGCAATCGCCAGCCCCGGTCCCACCACGGGAATGGACGCCTGTGAGGCGGCCGCGCCCGAGCCCGCCTCGGCGGCGTTGGCGCTGACCTTGGCCGCCGTCTCGGCCTGCTTGGTGGCCACCGACTGGGCGGCCGCCGCCTGCTCGATGGCCGCTTCCTGCTGGGTGAAGCCCAGCTTCATGGCGAGCATCCTCGCCTGCATCGCCACCCACTGCTGGAAGGGCTGGACGACCAGGTGCTGCAAGAAGGCGTCCGAGATCGAGCGGAAGATGTTGGAAAGCCCCTCGCGCAAGCCTTGCGCGCCGGTGACCATGCCTTGCAGGGCGTTGCCGAAGCTTTCGCCGATGCGGTTCCACATCGGCGCGAGTTCGTCGGTGACCAGCCGCGTGCGCTCCAGTTCGTTGCGCCAGGCGGCCACGCGGTTCACCGCCTCCGGCCCGATCGCCTGCGCGGCCTGCTGCATCGCGGGCAGCAGGCGCTGCATCTCGGCCGCAGATTGCTGCTGCAAGGCGACGATCTGCCGACGCGCCTGGGCTTCGGTGAGCAGCCCGGCCTGCTGCTGGATCTGGATCGCCTCCTGGGCGTTGCGCAGCCGCTCGGTGACGAGCCGCCACTCGCTTTCCAGCTTGGCGAGGTTGGCCTGCGCGGCGCGGACAGAGATGAGCCGGTCGATCAGCGAGACGCCCGCGGCGTCGTTCTCGGCCGCCAGGCGTGCGCGAAGATCCCGGACGCTGCGCTCGATCGCGGCGCGCCGGTCTTCCGCCGTGTCGGTGCCGGTGAGCTGGGCGAGTTCCTCGCGCGCCTGGGCCAGGGCCTCGGCCAGTTCCCGCTCGGCCTGGGCGCCGGCGCGGGCGTTGGCCTGTTCGACGTCGGCGCGGCGGTGGTTGAGGACGATGAGGTCGGCCTCGAGCTTGGCGATCTCGGCTTTGGCGCGCAGGCGGTCCGATTCGGCAGCGCGGGGGTTGGTCGCGATCGCCTGTTGCGCGGCGAGTTCCTGCCGCCGGCGAGCGATCTCGGCGTCGAGTTCGCGCTGCTCGAGCGCGGTCTTGCGCGCATGGTAGTCGCGGAGGGAGACCAGCCGGTCTTGCAGCGCCGCGTCGAGGGCGCGCTGCTGGCGGGCCAATCCGTCCTCGAGCAAGGCGAACTCGGCGTCGAGCCGAGCCTTCATCAACGCAGCCTGAGCGCTCGCGGTGTCGCGGGTCTTGCCCGGAGCCGTGAGCCGTTGCAGCAACGCCGGGTCGGCCTGCACCTTGGGCGAGCGCACCTCGATGGGCTTGGGGTCGAACAGGCTGTCCCGGAACTCGGCCAGTTCGTCCAGCCGCCGCACGAGGCTGCCCTTGAGTTCGGCGATGATGGCCTTGGCCCCGGTGGTGTTGCCGCGCAGGGCCTCGACCGCCGCCGCGACACCAGCGCCGATCGCCTCGCCGAGTGCGACGAAGGCCTTGCCGACCGTGGCGGCACCCAGCGCCAGGGTCTTGAGCACCAACACCACGCCGTCCAGGATCGCGCGCAAGCTGCCACCCTGCTTGGCCGACTCGACCATGCCGCCGGCCATCTCGTTCAGGGCCGGCAGGAAGGCCTCGATCACCCGGTTGGCCAGACTCGTCGCAGCCAGCCGCAGCTTGGCCAGCGAGTCGTTGAACACCTCGGCCTGCGCCGCGGTGTCGCCGCCGATCTGCACGCCGAGCGCTTCCATCTCGCCGGTCAATGCCGCGATGCCTTCGCGTCCCTGGTTCAGGAAGGGGATGAGCTCCGCGCCGCTCTTGCCGAAGAGTTGCACCGCCAGCGCCGACTTCTGCGCGCCGTCAGGCATGGCCTGGAAGCGCTCGGCCAGATCGAGCAGCACCGCATCGGTCGCGCGCAGCGTGCCGTCCTGGTTCTTGAACTCGACGCCCAGCGCTTTGAGGCGCCGGGCGGACTCCTCCGAGCCCGTGGCCGCCTCGAACATCGTGGTGGCGAGCTTCTTGAGCCCCGTCTCGAAGGTCTGCGCCGAGACACCGGACAGTTCCGCCGCCGGCACCAGGGTGGACAGAGCCTCCACCGTGATGCCCACGCGCTGCGAGAGCTTGTTCAGCGCATCGGCCGACTCCAGCGCCGACCTGACCATCGCGGCCAAGCCCGCCGCCGACAAGGCCACGCCGAGCCCGGCCAGCACGCCGTTGACCCGCCGTGCGGCGTCAAGCAGGCCGCCGAGGTTGCGCTGGATCGAGCCGAAGGCCGCGCGTGTCTCGTCGACGGCGCGGATGAGGATCTGGGCTCGCTCGGTTGCCATTAGAGTTTGTCCAATTCACGCCCGATCGCGGCAGCGAGCTTGGGCAAGGCGCCTTGCACGCCTGCTGCGAGATCGAACCGGCGCTTCAGATCCACCCGCCGCACCAGCACGGCGATGGGGATCTCCTGGCCGCGCTGCAGGCGCTTGACGCCGCTGCGCTCGCGCTCGGCGCGCTTGAAGCGGTTGAGCTGTGCGGTGTTCTCCCGGATGTTCTCGGCCATCAGCAGCACGCGGCCGTTCTTCTCGACGAAGAAGGCGTTGCCCGAGCGCATCAGGCCGTCGATGACCTGACGGAAGCGCTTGGGGCCGATCCGTCCCGGCAGCAGCGGGATCAGCATCCGGCCCGCCACCGTGCCACCCTGGGTGTGGATGCCCAGCCAGGCAATGCGGCTGCCCACCCACAGCGCGGGCAGGCGATCGGGTTTCTTGTCGAACACCTTGGCCTGCAGCGAGGCGACGAAGCTCGCGCGCCGGACCTGGAAGGCGCTGCGCATCTGGGCGCGGGCGGCCTCGCGCACCTCGCGGCCGCCCGAGACCATCCCTTTGGCGACGGCGGCATGGATCGCCCGCCGACGCTCCGCGCTCCAGGCCGAGAGCCGCCTCGGATCGAGCAGTCCGGAGGTGGCCAGCGTCAGTTTCATGGCCGCACGTCCTCCCACAACTCGCGCTGCAGCCGCTCGATGGCCGCCCGGTCGCCCTGGGCCGCCACCGCGTGCAAGGCCAGCCGCAAGGCGTGCTGCCGGCGCTCCTGTCGCTCGTGGGCGGCCAGCAAGCCGCGCACTTGCGTGAGCGTGTAGCCCATCACCTCGGCGGGGCGGTGACCGCAGGCGACGAGCCGGGCGACGGCATCGTCCCAGCCGGCAGGATCGGCGCCAGCCGCTCGCCCACCTGCGCGATGCTCGGCGCCACCTGCCGCACGAAAAAATCCGCGTTCACCTCGAACACGGCACAGGCCAAGGTGACGGCCTCGTCGAGCGCCAGCCCCTCGATCCAGGCGCGGTCGCGCCGGGTGGCGAGCGCGAGCAGCTCCAGCACCGCCTCGCCGTGTCGGGCGAGCAGCGCGAGCCAATCCGGCTCGGCCGAGAGGTCGGCGGCGATGGGTCGCACCGCGGCGAGGATCCGGGGCAACTCGCCCAGCCGGATCGGCGTGAGTTCCACCGCGGTGCCCGCCACCGTGACCACCCGGGGTACGGGTGGGAAGGTCGTGAAGTCGTCGCTGCCTGGGGTCATCGCACCCTCCTTCATCACACCCTCCTTCACAGCACCAGGCGGCCGAACTGGCCGAGTTCGCCGTCGGCGGGCTTGGAGAGATCCGCCAGCACCTGGCCGGAGAGTTCGAACTTCAGCAACTCGTCGGTGATGATCGACAACTCCTTGGCCGGGTTGATCGCCACGCGATAGAGGTCGATCACCACCTCGCGGTTGGCGTCGGCGGTGTTCAGGCCCTCGAAGCGGATCCAGCGCTCGGGCAGCGGCCGGGTGAACATCGCCGTGCTCTGCGCGGCGCCATAGGCGTAATCGACGGTGAAGGGCTCGACATAGGGGCCGCCGGTCGTGGCGTCGAGGATCAGCACCGAGCCGTGCTTGGCATGCACCTGGTACTGCGCCGCCGGCAGGGGCTTGGGCGGGCTGTCGGAATCCTGGATCTGCACCGCCGAGACGTTCTGGTGTGCGAGCGGATAGAGGCTGCCCGCGGTGACCGGGTTGGGCAGCGCCTCGCCCGTGACCGTGCCCGGTGCCACCGTGGTCGAGTGGCCGTAGAGGGCGAGCGCGAGGTTGCCGCTGCTGAGCTCCTCCAGTGTGCAGGCGAACTCGCCCTTCTTGGTCTTGATGAGCTGCAGGTCGGTCAGGCGCTGGCCGGACTGCGCCTCCTGGTGTTCCAGCGTCTCCACCGACAGCGACACCTTCAGTTCCGGCACGTTGCCGACGAAGGTGAGGCCGGCGGGGTTGCCTGCTGAGTCGCGCGCGCCGATGTAGACGCGTCCTTGTCCGGAGAAATAGGCCATGGTCAGTCTCCCGTGGGGGTGGGCGTGGACGGGGCCGCGGCGGCGGGACCGTCACGGCGCGAGGGTTTGAGGGATGCGGCCGGCGCCGGGGAGTCCGGCGTGACGAGCCGGGCTACGCCCTGGGCGATCAGCCAGCGGGCGCTGGTCTCATTCAGATCGAGGCGGACGCCTGTGGCATGGCGCTGTCCGGCGTGGGTGTGGGGCTTCAAGAGTTCGATGTGCATGGGTCATCCTGTCTGCGTGAGGTCGGTGAGGACGGTGCGGTAGCGGATCTCGTAGCGCGCCGGCAGCATCACCGTGCCGGCATCGAGGTCGTCGGCCTCCCACTCGCAGTCGAGCTCGCGCACGGCGAGCGCCAGGCCGCCCAGGTTCGGGTCCGCGAGCACGGCGGCGTGGGCGGCGACGATCAGCCGGTCGGCCGCGTCGAAGGCGTCCGTGCCGCGCGCGAGCGCGACCAGGCGCACGGTGAGCGAGCGGTCCACCAGCCGGTTGGCGTGCGCGGTGAGGGCGTCGCCCTCGACGAAGACGAGCAAGGCCGGGCCGGCCTCGCGGGGCAGCGGTGTCGCCGGCTGGCGCAGCACGGGTGCCGGGGCCAGGGCCGCCCTGAGCCGATCGATCAGGATGCGCAGCAGGCGCTCGCGCACCGAGTTCATGGCAGCCTCGCAAGCTGGGCCCGGCACTCGCGGCCGTCGCCGAGCGCTCGCACCTCGCGCACGCGGTAGGACTCGCCGGCGATGGTGACCACGTCGCCCGGGGCGAGCGCCAGGCGCGAGGACGCGTACTCGAGCTCGAAGTCGCGCGAGAGCGCCAGGCCGTCGAGCACCGTCTCGTCCGGCGCACGGAACGCGCAGTGCACGGTGGTGGTGCCCACCACGACGGGCGTCAAGAGTCCCGCGCGCTCGGCGGCGTCGTACAGATCCTCCACACGGACCATCGGACAGGCACCCTCAGACGGTGAGCTTCACCAGCACGCCGGGCCGGTGGCACATCGGCAGCGGGTTGCTCTGGGTGTGCAGATCGGTGCCGCGGTCGAACTTGCGCGGCTCCTGCTTGGCGTAGAGCGGCTGGCCCAGGGTGTTCACGGTCTCGTTGAAGTCGGCCGGGGCGAAGTAAGTGGCGAAGGTGTCCACCGTCCCCAGCGGAAAGGCGTGGGCCTCGCCCGCGGCGATGAAGCGGCGCGCGTTGCCCTCGGCGTCGGTGGCCTGGCCGCGGTACTCCTCGAAAGTGATGCCGGCGTAGGTGAAGCCGCGCCGCACGTCGTTGATGAGGACTGCGCCCTGCTGCCAGTTCTCGAAGGCCTTCTCGACCTTGGCGTGGCCGGTCAGCGCCGCGAAGAACTCAGGCGAGCACAGGCAATGCACGCCGGTCATGAACTCGCCTTTGAGGTTGTCCTCGATCGCGGCCAGGACCGACAGGCATTTCGCCTTCACGTTGGTGCCGGCGTTGCCGAGGTCGAAGGCAACGACCTGCGGGGTGAGGCCGAACTCGGTGAACAGGTCGTAGATCGTGCTGCCGTCGGCGTCCAGGATCTGGCCCTTGAGTGCGCCCATACGCAGGTGTTCGAGGGTGATCGCGTGCTTGTTGCGCATGGTCTCCAGATGCCGTGCCAGCACGCCCGCGACGGCCTCCATATCCGTCTCCGAGCCGAAGGCCCGGATGCCCTGGACCTCCTCGGGCAGCACCACGTCGTCGTGCGGGATGTGCGGGACGACGAAGGAACGCAGCCGGCGCTGGCCGCGTTCGCCCACGGTGCCCGGCGAGCCGGGCGGCCGGGTGGGCAGCAGGTTCAGGCGCCCGGCGTACTCCTCGATGACGACCTGGCGCGTGCGCACGGGCTTGGCCGGAAACAGGTTCAAGGCTTCCAGCCGCCCGTAGCGGTTGGGGATCAGGTTGATGGCGGCGGTCAGGCTCGCCATCGAGAAGCCGGGGGAATCGAAGGGGTTGAGCATGGGGGTCTCCAAACGACAGAACCCGCCAGCGGCGGGTTCTGAACAGGGGGCTCGATGAGTACTCGATCAGGCGCTGTCGCGCACCACGATGCCGCGCGCCTCCAACTGGGCGATGGCCGCGGCGCGCTGCGCGGTGGTGACGCCTGCGGGCCAGATGAGCGCGCCTCGCGCGACGATGGCGTGGCGGGCGATCAGGATCGCGTCCTCCCGGTCGATCAGCGTCGCATCGACGGCCAGCGCGAGCACGCCCAGGGCGACTTCGCTGCCGTCGCCGGCCGCGGGGTCGAGGGCCTTGAGCTTGCTTGTGGCCGTCTCGCGGCCGACCACGGCGCCGAGCGGGAGGTTCTGCCCGGCCGCCACGGTCGCCTGCTCGCGCGAGTACAGATTCGGCGCCTCGTACTTCAGCAGGTCGCCGAGGTTGGGGGCTTGGGTGAGCGTGGGCATGGTTCACTCCCGGGTCACGAGTTTCTTCACGGCGGCGACCACGGGCGAGGCGGCCGGATCGGCGCCGGGGGCGGCCCAGTCCTGGGGCGCGTGGGTCGAGCGCACGGCCGACTCCATGCTGTGGGCGGCGCGCGCCTCGATCAGGGCGCGGCGCACCTCGGCTTCGGTGCGGCCGGCGGCGATGAACTCGGCGGCACGCTCGGGGCAGCCGGCGATCAGGCACAGTTCCGCGATCGCTTGCGCGGACTGCGCGACTTCGCGGCGGGCCTCGGCCACCAGGGTGGCGGCCTCATCCACACCGAGCGTTTCGGACGGGGTATCGGTCATGGTGGGGTTTCCTCGGAAAACGGTCGCCTTCCCGGTCGGGGCTTGGCGCGGCGGGGAAGACGGACGCCGCGTGGCCGCAAGATGTCGGTCGAACTCGGCGAGCACCGCGGCAAGCGTCGCCACGCCATCGGCCAGCCCGGCTCGAGCAGCCTGCGGGCCGAAGAAGAGCGCGGCCTCGGTCGCGCGCACCACGTCCTCGGGCAGGCCGCGCATCGCCGCCACGTGCGCGACGAAGAGCGCGTGGAGCCGGTCCACCTCGGCCTGCAGCGCCGCGCGGGCGGCATCGTGTAGCGGCTCGTGCGGCGAGTAGTCGTTCTTGCGCTCGCCCGCGGTGATCGCGGTGTAGCGGTAGCCGTCTTGGGCGTCCTTGACCGACTGGTCGACGTGCAGCGCGATCACCCCGATCGAGCCCACGCCGCCGGTCTCGGTGACGAAGAGCCGATCGGCGGCGCAACCGATGGCGTAAGCCGCGGAGAAGGCGGCGTCGTTGGCCACCGCCCAGACCGGCTTGATGCGCGCTGCCTCACGCACGCGGCGGGCGAGCTCGAAGCAGCCGCCGGTCTCGCCGCCGGGCGAGTCGATGTCGAGCACGATGCCGGCGACCATCGGGTCGCCAAGTGCCGCCTCCAGCCGCGCGCCGATGTCGGCGTAGCTGGTCAACCCCGAGGCCGCCTCCAGCCCCAGCGTGCGCTTGACCAGCGTGCCGTGGATCGGCAGCACCGCGATCGAGCTTGACGGAGACGCCGGAGGGTTCGGGGCCCGAGGCAGCGGCGGCGCGAGTGCGACGTCCGGCGCGGTGAGATGGAGGCGCTCGGAGAGCACCGCGAGGATCACGTCGAGCTTGGCGCGCTGGACGAGCAAGGGCGTGCCAAAGAGCCGGGAGGCGAGATGGGGCAGCATCGGTGTCAGTCCTGAAGTTCGGTGTCGGGCGCAGGTGTCGGCACCGGCCTCGATGCTTGGTCGTGCCGCGGATCCGAGTCGAACACCAGCCCCAGTTCATCGGCGCGCCGGTTGTCGGCGGCGATCTCGCGGTCGATGTCCTCGGCGTCGTAGCCGTAGGCCGAGATCGCCTCCGAGCGGCTCATCAGCCCGGCGCGGATCGCGAGCTTGAGCGCGTTGAACTCCTTCAAGGGATCGACCCACTGCCAGCCCTGCGGGATCCACTTGGCGGCCTGGTACGCGCGCCGGCGGCGCGCGAACCCGGGCAGGTTCAGCGCGCCTTCCAGCACCGCCTGCTCCATCCAGGCGCGCCACACCGGGCGGCACAGCTGGTGCACGATCACCCCGTGCTGGATGGCCTCGCAACGGCGGCGGAACTCCAGCAGCCCCGCGCGGATGCTGGAGTAGTTCACCTGGGTGAGATCGCCGGTGAGCATCTCGTAGGTGATGCCCATGGCGGCGGCCACGGCCCGGAACTGCTGGCGCATGAACTCGGCGTAGGAACTGCCGACATCGGCGGGGGCCGAGAACTTGATGTCCTCGCCGGGCTCCAGGATCTGCAAGGTGCCGGGTTCCAGCCCGGCGAGCGCCGCGCCCTGCGCGTCCGGCAGCCCTTCGCCCATCAGGGTGTCCTCGGGGGCGAGCCGGGTGATGAAGCCGGCGAACATCGCCGCGGTCTTTTTGCGGACGAGCTCCGCATCGTCGTACTGGTCGAGCTCGTGCAGCTTCACCAGCGCCCGCGCAAGCCACGGCTCGCCGCGGATCTGCCCCGGGCGCAGCGGGCGGAACAGGTGGATGACCTCGGAGGCACCCACGCGCACGGTGTCGAGACCTCCCGCGGAGGCGCCCGTGCCCGACATGGGGGCGAGGCTGCCGTCACCCGGATGCGAGCGGGTCAGGTGATAGGCCACGCGCCGCCCGAGCCGGTCGAACTCGATGCCGGCGCGGATGACGTGGCCCGAGGGCAGGTCCCGGTTCAGGGTGGTCGGCAGGTGTTCCGGCTCCAGCAGTTGCAGTTGCAGGCCGACCGCGAGGCCGTCCTCCGGGCGGCGCCAGCGCAGGCGCACCAGCGCCTCGCCGCCTTCGAGCATCGCGCGGCAGGCCAGCGCCTGCAGGCCGTAGAAGTCGGTGAGTCCTGCGGCGTCGGCCTCCTCCACCCAGTCCCACCATAACGCGTGGATGGCCTCGCGCACGGCCGCATCAGTCACCATACTCTGCGGCTTGATGCCGGTGCCGATGGCATTGGCCACGAAGGCTTCGATGCCCGTGGCCGCCCAGGCGTTGCGCCGGGCGAGATCGCGGCTCTTGGCGCGCAGTTCGTTCTGCGTGAAAGCCAGCGCCGCGACCGCCCCGGGATTGCCGACCTGCCAGGCGACGGCCCTACGGCCGCCGCCCACGCCGTCGTAGGTCGGGCTCGCACCGAAGATGCGGCGCTTGAGACCGCTCCACCAGCTCACGCGTAGCTCCACAGGGTCGGACGCGGACGGTCCGTCGTGGCGTCCAAGTCGTCCAGATGGATGAAACGCCGCAGTCCCCGCTGCTGCACCCCGATGCCGGTAAAGCCGTGGGCCACCGCGAGCACGACGAGATCGAGGGCATCGCGACCGTGCACGGCCACGTCGCAGGCCCGCCCCAGGGTGTGGGCGCCGCTGCTCGTCTTGGCCGCCTCGGCCGGGTGGGTCGGATCGCGGTAACCGCTGGTGATCACCATCGAGCGGCCATAGGCGCTGCGCAGCCGCTGCAGCCGCTCCATAAACCCCGGATCCATGCGCAGCCGCCCAGTGTGCCGGCAGCGAAACTCCTCGGGACGAAAGTTGGGATAGCGGCGCCAGTCGAGCGCGCTTTGCGTCGTCTCACGCATGATGAACCCTCAGGTCGCTTTGCGGGTATGAATCCGGATCTGCCGCGGCGCGCTGGGCCACAGCCCCGTGGCCACGGCCTGTTCGTGCAGGTCACGCTTGACCGCTCGGATGGCGGCTTGCAACTCCTCGATCGAGCGGTACTCGACCGTCTTGTCGCCGAAGCTCACGCGCTTCTCGCCCTTGGCGAGCGCGGCTTGCAGGGCCTCGAGGTCGGCTTGGGTGTAGGCCATCAGCGGTAGACCACGAGGTCGATCTCGGGGGAGTCGGCGAAGGACGCGGCGGTGGTCGCGCAGCCCACATCGACGTGCGTCGGCGTCTTCTCGTCGGCGGTCGCGCGCACGATCAGCAGCCGCTGCGTGCCCGTGTTGGTGTTGCTGCGGGCGACGCCCACCCAGGCATAGTTCGCGTCCGGCAGCGGGCTGGCGAAGTGCACGCGGTAGCGCCCTGCGGCCAGCCGGGTGACCGAAGCGACGTTGTGCGCAGCACGCACGACGACCTGGTTGCCGACATAGCCGAAACACACCCAGGCGCGCGCCAGACCCGGGTGGTCGGCGCCGACCTTGACCTTGACCTCCCGCCCGATGCGGCCGGCCAAGGCGGCGATGCGCGCAGCCAGACTCATCAGAGCAGCGCCCCTTCGAAGATCGCGACGAAGTCGGTGTCGGTGTCGCCCACATCGGCCGCGGCCACGGCACCGATGTTGCTGCGCGCCTGGGCCTGCTCGGCAGCCGTCAGGGTCTGCGCGGCGTCGAAGCGCACGCGGCGGTTCACCGCAGTGAGCAAGGCGTCCAGGCCGCTGGTGCCGTCTTGCAGCAGCTGCTGGATCTCCAGCAGCGTGTCGTAGGCGGCATCGGCCCCGCCCAGGATCTCGGCCTTGAGCGTGTCGAGCAGCGTGACGATCTTGCTTGACGAGTAGGTGCTGGTGGTGGCGACCTGGGTGTCGTCGATCGCCCCCGAGGCCACCACCGCGGCCTTCAGTTCGTTGATGGCCGCCACCAGGCTGGACTTGTCGGTGGTGGTGAGCTGGGCGAGGTTCCCGGCCTTCGCGCGGACGTCGTTGAACTCCTGCGCGACGCGCAGCACCAGGCTCTCGATACGGGTGGTCAGTGACATAGCGTCTCCTCGTCAGGACAGCCAGCGGCTCTTGATCACGCGCCGGCCGGTGTTGCGGTTGCCAGAAACACCAAGGCCACCTCGATGGGTGGCCTCGGTGATCGATTCAGTAGGTGTTTCAAGGGCTGGCGGACTGGCCAGCCCCAGTTGCCGCTCCAGTTCGCGCCAGTGGCGTTCTTCGAAGCGGTCGAGCCCTGCGGCCGCAGCAGCAGCACGGGCATACACGTAGCAGTCCAGCGCCTCGTTGCGCTCGCGCACCTTCTGCCACTCCCGCACCGGAAAGCCATTGCGGTCGCGGCGGGTGATCAGTTGCTCGGCGCAGAGCTGCTGGATGAACTCGGCGTCGATCTTGGGCAGATGCACGAAGCCGGCCGGATAGACCGGGGTCGAGCCGTCCTCGGCGACGTCCGCGCTTTTTCTCAGGTTGTTGTAAAGCTCGAGCTTGGCGATGCCCACCGCCACGCTGTAGACCTTGATGCCCCGGCGCAGCTTCTTGCCCGCCTGCGAGACATCGACCGCCGTCGGTGTGCCGATCAGGGCTGCGCCCCCCATCGAACCCGTCCGCACGCCCTTGACCGCCATCACCCGCGCGTCGCGGCAGGCGCGCACGAAGGCGTAGGCCTCCTGTGTCGCAAAGCCGGTGTCCAGCGCCAAGCGGGCCAGCGGCATGGCCGCGCCCGAGGCATGGGTCCAGGTCTCGGCGAGCATCCCGCCCAGCGCCTTCCACACCGCATCCCGTGCGGTGTCGCCCATCAGCACCCGGTGCTCGATGAGCCAGGCCTCCTTGCCACGCCCGAAGGCCCAGACCGAGACCTCGATGCGGTCCTTCTGCACGTCGGCGCCGGCGGTGAGCAGCAGGCCGCCTGCGGGAATGGTGCCGATGGCATAGTCCTCGCGGCGCTCCAGCAGGCGTTGCCAGTCGGGCGCTTCGCCCTCCTCGACCCAGGTCTCGCCGAGCTCGGTGTTCTTGAAAGTCTTGATGGCAGCGGCCGATCCCGACTCTTTACTGACGGCGGCTTCCCACGCAGCGGCGATCTCGCACCAGGCGCGCCAGCCCAGCGGGCTGTACAGCGACGACAGATGAAACCCCGCCGTCTTGCCCGAGCCTTCCGCCGTCGCGCGCCACTCGCCGTGCTCCAGCATCCAGGTCTTGTGGTGCTCGGCGATCGCCGTCTCGCATGATTCGCACACATACGCCGCCGTCTCGGGCCGTCCCTTCTCCCAACGCAGTTGCTCGAAGCGCAGCCACTGCCGGTGCGAGCAATGCGGGCAGGGCACGAAGTAGCGGCGCTGGTCGCTGGCCTCGTACTCGCGCTCGATGGCCGAGGCACCCGCAATCGTCGGCGTCGAGACGATGAAGATCTTGCGCCGCGCAAAGGTGCGGGTGCGCGCCTCGGCCAGCGAGATCGCATCGCCTTCGCCCTCGACGTCGAGCGGGTAGCCGTCCACCTCGTCGAGAAAGAGATAGCGCACCGGCATCGAGCGCAGGCCCACCGCGCTGTTCGCGCCCGTCATCACCAGCACACCGCCGCGAAACTCCTTGGCGAGGATGGTGTTGCCCGAGTCGCGCGAACGCGCCGGAGCGATGAGTTCGCAGAGCACCGGCGACTCCTCGATCAGCGGGTCGATGCGCTGCTTGGAGTTGCGCTTGGCCATCTCCACGGTGGGCCACACCGCCATCATCGGCCCGGGGGCGTGGTGGATCACGTAGCCGATCCAGTTCGAGCCGGTCTCGGTCGCGCCCACCTGCGCGCCCTTCATGAACACCACGCGCTCGACGGGCGAGGTCGGCGACAGGCAGTCCATGATCGCCTTCAGATACGGCGTGCGGCTGGTGCGCCAGCGCCCCGGCTCGCTCGAGGCCTTGCTCGACAGCACCCGGTGACGGTCGGCCCATTCGGAGACGGTGAGCAGCGGGTCCGGCGTGAGGCCCTCGCGCCAAGCGCGCTCGATGACGTCCCAGCCCTCATAGGCGAACTCGTCCATCAATCGACCCGAACCTTGAGTTCCCCGAGCTCGGCGAGGTGCTCGCGCACGGCGGCATCCAGGGCCACGTGCAGGGTGTGAGCCTCCACGCCGAGCCGGGCCGCCATCTGCGCCGAGATCCGCGCCGGCCAGTTGAGCCAAGCGTCGCGCTCCGTACGGGCGAGCTTGAACACATGCGCGATGGCCTGGTGGCGATCGACCAGTTCGCCCTTGAGGCGGGCCAGCCGCACCTTGTTGGTCTGCGCCTTGACCACCTCGTTGACCGTGCGCGCCTGCACGAGCGTGGTGCCGCCCGCGGGCAGCCCGGCGGCGAGGTTCGGGGCCGGATCCTCCGCCACCCGCACCTTCACGGTCCGGGAGCCCGTTCCCGCCTTCGGCGGCTCGGAGTTCCGGGTCCAGTCGCGGTCGGCCCGGTCTGGGTCGATGGTGCCGTCCGCCTCGGGCGTGATGCGTCCGGTGCGGATGGCCTTGTGTACGGCGGTGTCCGATACCCCACGGTGGCGGGCGTAGGCGCGAATCGAGATGCCCATGGCCCTTTTCGATCAAGTCATCGTCAGTTCTTGGCCAACACCCGCAGAAAACGCTTGGCTTCACGGGCGAACAGCGCGTTCATCACGTCACCCCGAACCACCCGATCGAAAGGACGCCCGATGAACCCCCACATCCCCGACCTTCTCGCCACCAAGCTCGCCGAGGCCGCCCTGACCGTGCTGGTGCACACTTGCCGCAAGGAGGTGGCCGCCGCCAGCCGCGACGAGCTCGAAGTCGCCTGCGCCGCGATGCGCGCCAAGGCCCGGCCGGTCATCGACCAGTTGCTCGACGACGCCCGCGCCGCACCCTGGGTGGCCGAAGCCGCCTTCCACGCCGCCGCGCTCGAACTGGCGCAGGCCGGCATCGCGGTGTTGCGCAAGGTCTGACGAGCAATGCGAAGCCAAGCAAGAACGCTTGGCTTCTCGATCGAACAGCGCGTTCATACGGGTGTCGCAACCACCCACCGAAAGGAGCCCTCCATGAAAACCGAACGCGATTACCTGATCGACGCCGCCCAACGCAACGCCCGCGAGGCCATCGCCCAGGCACGCAGCACCCTGGAGCGCAGCTTGCGCGAGCTCGACCGTTACGCCGAGCGATTTGAAGGAGCCGAAACGGTTCACGACCAAGCAAAAACGATGAACTGGCTCCTGAACGAGCTGGCCAGCAACATCCTGCCCAACCTGCGCCTGGACCTGATTGCCAGCGCCCAGGCGGAATTGGTGCGCGCGCACGAAGTCGCCCGCGCCGCCAACCAGGAGTAAGCGATGAAGACGCCCCAAACCTATCCATGCACACGCTGCGAGGGGAAGGGGCGCCTTCCCCATTACGCCAACGTGCTGGGCGGCGTGTGCTTCAAGTGCGGCGGGACAGGCCGACAAAAGACCAGGCCAGCTGCCCCATCGCGCCGTTGGTCAGTGAATGCGATCCGCACCACCGATCATCACGACTGCGTCGTGTTCCACGTCCGGGCAAAGACGGAGAGAGAAGCTCTCAATAAGGCCTCCGCCGCCCTATCCCGTGCGCGCGAGCAGATTTACGACCCCACGACCATCCGGGTCACGCCCTGGCCCGATTCGATCGAACAAGCGCTTGGCTTCTCCAGAGAACAGCGCGTTCATGACCACACCATCAACCACCTGAAGGAGCATCAGATGAGCACCATCCAACTCACCCCCGCCCAGCACGCCATCCTGGCCTACGCCGTCGAGCACACCGGTGGCAAGATCGAGTGGTTCCCCGACAACGTGAAAGGCGGCGCCCGCAAGAAGGTGCTGGACGGCCTGGCCAACCGCGCCCTGATCGCCCGCCAGGGCGAGGTCTGGGTCGTTGCCGACGCAGGCTACGAGGCCTTGGGCGTGCCGCGCCCGGGTGCCCGCACCGCCCAGCGCCAGTCCTTCGTCGCCCAGCTCGATGCGGTGATCGCCCGGGCCGAGCAGGCGCAGACGGCGCGCGACGAGGCCGACCTGGAGGCGGCGGTGACCGCCGCCGAAGCGGCCTGGGCGCAGGATGCGCATCGCAGCGCCGAGCCGCGCCGCACCCGCGAGAACAGCAAGCAGGCCCAAGTCATCGCGATGCTCCGGCGCCCGGAGGGCGCGACGGTGCGTCAGATCTGCGAACTCACCGGCTGGCAGCCCCACACGGTGCGCGGCACCTTGGCCGGGGCGCTGAAGAAGAAACTGGGCCTGACGATCGTCTCCGAGAGATCCCCGGGCGGCGAGCGCGTCTACCGGCTTGCCTGAGTCGCGATGGGGCAGCACATCCCGCGCGGGCTGCCCAATCTGACCGGGTTCGTGATTCACTGCGCGATCGCCGACGAGTCGCTCGCCGCCTGATCGAAGGCCAGGCCATCCGCCTCGCGGGTGGCTTGCTGGCCCGTCCAGTCCTGCCAGCGCCGCACGATCACGTCCGCATACTTCGGGTCGAGCTCGATCAGCCGCGCCACGCGCCCGGCCTTCTCGGCCGCGATCAGTGTCGTTCCGGAACCGCCGAAGGGGTCGAGCACCACGTCGCCGGGGCGGCTGGAGTTGCGGATGGCCCGCTCGACCAGATCCACCGGCTTCATGGTCGGGTGCAGATCGTTCTTCTGCGGCTTCTTGATCTGCCAGACGTCGCCCTGGTCGCGGTCGCCGCACCAGTGACGCGTCGCGCCTTCGGGCCAGCCGTAGAGGATCGGCTCGTACTGGCGCTGGTAGTCCGAGCGGCCCAGCGTGAAGGTGTTCTTGGCCCAGATGATGAAGGTCGACCAGTGCCCGCCGGCGGCGCGGAAGGCCGCTTGCAGCGTGTCCAGTTCGCTGGAGGACATGGCGACGTAGATCGCGCCTCGGGTGTGCGCCATGATCAGCGCCAGCGCATCAAAGAGGAAATCGTAGAAGCCTTCGCCCAGCGCATCGTTGAGGATGGGGCGGTGTTTGCCGCGCAGCTTGTCCTTCGCGCTGTTGGCGTAGTTCACGTTGTAGGGCGGATCGGTGAAGACCATGTCCGCCCGCTCGCCGTCCGGAAACAGGCGCGCGTAGGCCTCGGCGGTGGTCGCGTCCCCGCAGACCAGGCGGTGCGGCTCGAGTCGCCAGACGTCGCCCGGCCGGGAGACGGGTTCCTCGGGCACGTCGGGCGCGGCGTCGTCCTCCGTCCGGCCCTCGATCTGTGGTTCCTCATCGGCCAGCAGTTCTGCCAGTGCATCGGCGTCGAATCCGGTGAGATCGAGATCGAAGCCTTCGTCTTGCAGCGCTTCGAGCTCCACGCGCAGCAGGGCATCGTCCCAGGTCGCGAGTTCCGCGAGCCGGTTGTCCGCGAGCACCAGGGCGCGGCGCTGGGTCGGCGTGAGGTGGTCGAGCACGACCACCGGCACGGTGGGCAGGCCCAGCTTGCGCGCGGCGGCAAGCCGCCCATGGCCCGCGACCAGCACACCGTCGGCGCCGGTGAGAATGGGATTGACGAAGCCGAACTCCGCGATGGAGGCCGCGATCTGGGCGATCTGCTCGTCCGAGTGCTGGCGGGCATTGCGCACGTAGGGCAGCAGCTTGTCGATCGGCCAGAGCTCGATGCGATCGGCCAGCCAGCTCATGCAGTGACCTCCGCCGTCTCGCCCAGCCGCTCGGCGGCGACTTCGGCGAAGGTCCGGCCGCTGCCCTCCAGCACCGGCACCGTGCCCGGGTGGTGCTGCAGCCAGCGGCGCAGCGCGACGTCCACGTACTCTGGAGCGAGTTCGATGGCGCGTACCGGGCGGCCGGTGAGTTGGCCGGCCAGCAGCGTGGTGCCCGAGCCCGCGAACGGCTCGAAGACGATCTCGCCCGCCTCCGTGTAGGCCTCGATGAAGAACTTCGGCAGGCCCAGCGGGAACACCGCCGGATGGTCGATACCTTCACCGATGCGGCCGCGCTGGCGCGTCACCTCGACGACGGAATCCGGGATGCGGAACTCCTGCGTGGGCTGTCCGGCGTGGTTCCATTCGCCGACCTTGCCGTCCTTGCCGCGCATCGCGGTGGAGGACCCATCGGCGCGCAGGTGCGTCTCGTGACCGGCCCACTTGCAGGGCACGATCTTGTTCGGCTTGCGCGAGCGTCGGTTGAAGTGGAAGACGAACTCGTGCCGGGGCGCCAGCCGCCCGGCCCAGTCGCCGGGCACGGTCACCGACTGGTCCCACACGTACCAGCCAAAGCGCCGCCAGCCTTGAGTGCGCATCCATGCGATCCAGCCGTCCCAGTACGGCTGCCACTCGTTGTCGCGATGCACGAGCCCGAGGTTGACCAGGATTTGCGCGTCCTCGCGCAGTGCCGCGCGGGCAGCGCCGAACACGCCCTGCATCAACGCGTCCCAGTCCGCGATGCCGCCGGTGGTGTAGTCGCGCTGGTTGGCATACGGTGGGCTGGTGAAGAGCAGGTGCGCCCGCTCGCCCTCGAGGAGGCGCGCGACGGCGGCCGCGTCGCGGCTGTCGGCGCAGAGCAGTCGGTGTTCACCGATCAGCCACAGATCGCGGGGGCGTGTGACCGCCACCGCGGGCGGTGTGATGTCGTCCTCGTCTGCATCCGATGACTCGCCGCTCACTGCTGCTTCATCCTCGGCGACCGGCTCTTCCTCGATGTCAGCCAGGAGTCGCTCGATCTCGGCATCATCGAAGCCGGTGAGCGCGAGGTCGTAACCCGCCTCCGACAACTCGGCCAGTTCCAGCGAAAGCAGTTCCTCGTCCCATTCCGCCCAACTGACGGACCTGTTGGCGATCAGCCGAAAGGCCTTGATCTGAACATCGGAGAGTTCATCGGCCAGGACTACCGGGACGGTCTTGAGGCCGAGCTTGCGCGCCGCCTTGAGCCGCAAATGTCCGTCCACCACTTCACCCGTGCTGCGGGCCACGACAGGAATCCGGAATCCAAACTCCACGATGGCCGCAGCCATCCGGTCGACCGCGTGATCGTTTTTTCGCGGGTTGCGTGCGTAGTCGATCAATCGCTCTATCGGCCAATGCTGCAGGTTTAGCTCAGATGCAACCAAGTCTCACCTCGGACAATGTGATGGATGACATGGCGAGAAACGTCAAACTCGCGCGCCAGACGGATTTGCTCGCCACGCCTTCCCGAGTAGCGGCGGCGAATCTCTCGCACCGCACTGTCTGTCAGCGTGGTACGCGGGTGCCGTTGCCCTCGAAATACTGGAACATGGGCTGTGCCATGCACGAAGCTGTCGGCCACGTTCTGCGCATGCGTGGCCCAGCGCAAGTTGGTGATCGCGTTGTTGTGGCGATTGCCGTCGGAATGCGCGACTTCGTGCAGCGGGCTCGGCGGCGGGCCAAGAAAAGTCAGCGCAACCAAGCGATGGATGCCGGTCTTGAGTCCCTTCGCGCCAAGTTGTACGTACCAGTAGCCATATCCCGCCAGCCACGGCTTGAGCACATGACCGGTTCGCGTGTTGCGAACGGCGCCGAGACTGCAGACCTCGTAGCGGGTGTCGCCTGGAAACGGACGCCACTCGCCCCCTGTCGCCACGTCTGTCATCAGCGGTGATCGGCAGAAGTCTGTTCGTTGCATCAAAGGCCAGCGGCCCGGACGGGTGAAAGGAGGAAAGCCCCCTCACGGGCCGCGAGGGTCGCTGCTGCGTTGAAATGAAAAAACCCGCCGACGTTCAGACCGTGGGCGGGTTTCGTAATGCGTACTGGATGGTGGCGGGGTGCAAACTGCAAACCATGCAAACCCCGGTTTGCGGTCAGACGCTAGGGCATTGCCGCGCTCGCGCCCCCCGCATGGCTGGGCGGCCAGGAAGGACCCGTGGATGGCCGGGCGGCTTCCTCGACCGTCGCCGCTGTCCAGAAGTTAGCCGAGATACTACCCCCGGACCGGCGGATCTGTTGCAGGGGCCAAAGCCGCATTTCGCCGCAGACGCACGCGGATGCACGATCCCACGCGCCAAATCACGCCAAAACACGCAGGCGCGGCGGCATGCGCCCGTGCCAGCGACTTCAGAGCACGGCCTCCAGCCCTTTGCGTTCGATGAGGTCGAGCAGCTTCTGCGAGGGACCGCTGGGCTTCTTGTCGCCCACTTCCCACTTGCGCACGGTCGAGACGCTGGTGTTGAGGACCTATGCCAGCACGGCCTGACTCAAGTGCAGGCGTTCGCGCAAGGCGCGCACTTTGTCGGCATCGAATTCGGGCACCGGCTCCAGGCACAGCGCGTCGTACTTGCGCATCTTGCGCTTGTCGATGAAGCCCAGGCGATGCAGGTCGCGCGCCGTCTCATGAACGGCTTCGAGGATCCGGTCGTCGCGCTTCTTCGTGGCCATCCAAGACGCCCACTTGGCCGGTGCTAGCCACCGAACTGGGCGCCGATATCCCGTGCGCCATGCAGGACGCGCACGATGCTCACTTCATCGTCGGAGGCGCAGAAGAAGATCACGTAGTTGCCGTGGGCGCAGGATCGAATGCCGTCGCCGAGCTCGGGGCGAAGCCGATACGCCTGGGGTGCCGCGGCGATCTTCCTGCATTGCATGCGAAGTTCTGCCATGAAGCTGACGGCCCGGCTCGGATTGTCCTGGGCGATGTAGTCGCCGATTTCCTCGATGTCGCTTGCGGCCAGCGGGGTGATGACGAGCCGGTTCATGTCGTCCGGCGCTTTGCCTGACCCCGATATTTCGCCTCCAGACGATCAAAGACCTCTTCGGCCGGCTGCCCCGGACCACTGGACCGACCGGCTGAGATGGCCGCGCGCAGCTCTTCCAGCTGCAGGGCGTGGCGCTGGGCTTGCTCTTCCAGCAAGCGCAGGCCTGCGCGAACGACCTCGCTGGCGTTGTTGTAGCGACCGGAGGCGACTTGCTCCTTGATGAACGCCTCGAAATGGGGGCTGAGGGCGACACTCGTCGGCATGGGCTTGTATCCTAACAGTTAATAACTGTTATTGGATTCCTGCAACCCCGTCTTGTCAAGCGAACGGCTGGGCAGGCGGTCCGCTTCTCGGTTGCCGTTGAGCGCGTCCGCCACGATCGAGAGCGCCCGCTGCCACCGCCGCCACGCCGTGGTCCGGTCGCAGCCGAAGCGGGCGCAGATGTCGCGCCAGCGGTGGCGCTCGGCGCGCATCCATACCAGGTGGCGTTCCTCTTCCTCCAGCCACAAGACCCAGCGCATGGTCTCGAGCATGCGCTCGATAGCCTCAGGGCTGGGCGGGAAGCGCCGGATCGTGGGTTCGGCCCCCAGCGTCTCCCAGGGCATGCGGCGGATCGCGGGCCAGGTGTTGAAGTAGCCCTGCACGCGCACGGGCGGCAGGCGGTGGGCGGTGATGGCCGCCTCCCGGAAGCGTTCGGCCACCCGCTCGACGGTCCACTCAGCCATGGCGCGCCTCCCGTGCGCCGTAGAGCCGCTCGCCGATTCGGCGGATCAGCTCGCGTTCCATCCCATCGAGCCGGTCGTCCTCCAGGGAGACGACGAGCAGGCGTTGCTCGCGCCAGCCGCGGCGCTTGACGGCTTCCACGTCCATCGGCTCGGGCTGCAGGCGCCCCAGCGGGCAGCGGTAGCGAGGGGTCGGGATGTCCATCTCACGCCTCCTGCGCCGCGTCGTGGAGCGGGAGGGCCCAGAGCAACAGCGCCAAGGCGTCCGCCTCGTCGTCGTCCGCCGGGGCGTGGCCCCGCGCACGCACGGCCGCCATCACCGCGTCCTTGCCGGCGTTGCCGCGGCCGGTGGCGTGCTTCTTGATCGTGCCCACCGGCACGCCCTGGTAGGGAATGCCGTGGTGCTCGCACCAGGCCGTGAGCGTGGCGAGGAAGCCGCCGTAGACGTGCGCCGCGTCGGTCGAGGCGTGGCGGCGCACTTCCTCGAAGACCAGCGTATCGATCCCGTCGGCGTGGGCCTTCAGTTCGGTGAGCCAGTGCTTGAAGCGCAGGAAACGCATGCCGCCGCCTTCGAAGCGTCGGGGCTTGAAGGCTTCGGTGCCGCTGGTGATTCGGCCCGTGCGGTCGCGCAGCGCCCAGCCGGTGGTGGTGCCCAGGTCGAGGGCAAGCAGGGTGGTGTGCATGGTGTCAGTCCTCGTTCGGTGGGGACTGACGCATCCGACGCACGATATCGATTACTCCCGTGAGGCGCGCGCACGCGCACGCGCGTAGAGACTTACGATGTACAGCGTCAGATGCGTCAGTCCGGCAGGGGGTCATGGGTGTTCAGTCGTCGGCATAGGGGGTGTAGGCGGGCTGCATCGGGTGCTTGAGACCCACGCCACGGAAGCCCCGGATGCCGGCGGCGTTGCGCCATTTCTCGACGCCGCGGGTGATCAAGAGGTCGGAGAAGCGGCGCTGCGAGCCGACGAACTCGCCAGCGGCCTCCGCCCACTGCTTCCAGTCGCTGAACAGTTCGGCCGTCAGCGACTTGGCATTGGCCTCGCGCACGCAGCGCTCCTCCAGCCAGCGGCCCAGCGCGTCCTCGGCTTCGAAGTACTCTTCGGTGGCGGCCACCACCTGCGGCGGCGGATCGAGCCGGCCCAGGCGCTGCCAGGCCAGGCAGCCCTCCAGCGCCCAGGCCAGGATCCCGTCGCGCTCGGCGAGCAACTTGTGCTGCAGGTGTTTGTCCCGCCGCTCGGGCGGCACGGTGATCGTGAAGGGGATCAGGTGCAGCCGGCGCTTCATGGCCTCGTCGATGTTGCGGATGGCGGGCTTGTGGTTGCCGGCGACGAAGAGCTTGAACTGCGGCCAGAACTCGAAGAAGTCTTGCCGCATGAACCGCGCCGAGATCTTGTCGCCGCCCGTGAGGCTCTTGACCTTGGACTCGGCCCAGCGCCGCCCTTGCTCGGTTTCGATCGCCGCTACGAAGCGCGCGCCGCGCAACCCCGCCATGTCGGTCGGATGGCGGTCGGTACGCGTCTCCATGAAGGTGTCCATTGGCGCGTTGGCGGCGTAGTCGCCCAGGATCGTGGCCAGGGTGTTGACGAACACCGATTTGCCGTTGGCGCCGGTGCCGTAGAGGAAGAACAGCGCGTGCTCCTGGGTGGAGCCGGTGAGCGCATAGCCCGCCATGCGCTGCAGATAGGCTTGCAGTGCCGCATCGCCGCCGGTCACTTCGGCGATGAACTGCCGCCAGGTCGGGCAGTCGCCGCCGGGCGTGGCGGTGGTGATCTTGGTCATGCGGTCGGCGCGGTCGTGTGCGCGCAGGCGCCCCGTCCCGAGGTCGACCACGCCGCCTGGCGTGTTCAGCAGCCAGGGATCGGCGTCCCACTCGGCGGTGGTCGCGGCGTGGCGTCGGTCTGCGCGAGCCAGGCGTTCGACGCCGCCGACGGTGCCGGAGGTGGCCAGCTTGGCCGCCAGCTTGGGGTTGTCGGCCTGGAGGGCCGCGTGTCGGCAGACACCGCGGATCAAGTCGGTGGCCGCCAGCGTCTCCTCGTTGCGCCAACGCCGGCCATCCCACACCAACCAGCGGCCCCAGGCCGCCACGTAGCGCCAGTCGCGGTGGTAGCGCCGGGTGAAGGCCAGCGCCAGGGCATCTTCGGTGCCCCACACCGATTCATCCGCGCCGATCACCGGCTCGCCGGGGTCCGCAATGTCATGCACCTGCACACGCGGACCGTGGGCGAGGAAGGCCGCGACGTCGAAGCCCTCCATCACGGCGTCCGCCGCGTCCCAGCCGTCCGCCGCTTCCTCGGGCGGGTAGAGGATGTGGCAGGACTTCGCGCCCGCCGACAGAATCGCCTGGGCCGCCTGCACGGCGTACTCCCAGCCGGGTTTGTCGCGATCGGGCCAGAGGAGGACGGCCTTGCCCGCCAGCGGCGACCAATCGGTCTTGTCCACGGGCGCATTCGCCCCGTGCATCGCGGTGGTGGCGCACACGCCGGCGTCGATCAAGGCCTGGGCGCACTTCTCGCCCTCGACCAGCACGACCTGGGCGGCGTTGTGGATCCCCGGCTGGTTGTAGAGCGGCCGCGGCTCGGGCGGAGCCATCTTGCGGCGGCGCGCGTCCCAGGGCCGGAATTCCTTCTTGCGCCCGGGCGGGTCGTAGCGGTAGACCACGGCGATGAGGCGCCCTTGTGCGTCGAGGTAGTCCCACTTGGCGGTGGCCGGGCCGAGATCGTCGATCGGGGTCTTCTTGGCCGCCTTGCGCGGCGGCGCCGTGGGCGCTCGGCCGACGAGGTCCTCGGCCAGATCGAGGACGCGGGCGAAGTCGCCCTGCACGTCCACGCCGAAGTGAGCGCCGATCAGGTGGAACACATCGCCGCCGTCGCCGGTGGCACGGTCGGTCCACAGTCCCGCCTTGTCGCCGTCGAGCACGACTTCCAGGCTGTCGCCCGGGCTGCCGAGCACGTCGCCGATGACGAACTTGCCGCGGCGCTTCTTTCCAGCGGGGAACAGGGTGAACAGCACCGACTCCAGCCTCGCGAGCAGCGCGGCGCGCACGGCCTCGCGGCGTTCGGACGCCGGGATCTCGGGCGCGGGTGCGGTGTCATTGAAGTCCAGCATCCGACTCCTCCTCGTGCCCTGCGTCGGCCGTGAGCAGGGCTTGACGTTCCTCCATCCACGCCATCAGTTCGGAGAGCTTGAAACGCAGCAGCTTGCCCACCCGGTAGTGCGGCAGGCGCAGACGCCGGCGCTCCTTCGCGTGCGTGAGCCAGTAGTGCGGCAGATTGAGCGCCAGTGCCGCCTCGCGTGCGTCGATCAGGCGCTCCCCGAGCACCGGGTGCAGCGGTGTCTCGTTCATGCCGCGGCCCTCCAGCACCGGTCCTGCCACGGACACATCCGGCACTCGACATGGGTGGGATCGGAGAACGAGCGCGGCAGCAGTTCGCCCGCCTCGGTGGCCGTGATGACCTTCACCGCCCGGTCGGACATGCGCTGCGCCAGCGCCGTATCGAACGGCACCAGCTCGGCGTGGATCTCCATGGTGTCGGCGTTCACCGCCGTGAACAGGGCCGGATGCTCGTGCAGCCCCAGGTAGGCCTGGTAGAGCGCCACTTGCGCGGCGTAGATGGGGCGGGCAGATGCGAGTCGGTGTCTCTCCAACTCGCGCCACGATTTGGCGCCCAGGCACTTGTTCTCCCATAGCGCGGGATAGCCGCTGCCGTAGCCGAGGTCGGGGCCGGCGACGAGCACGCCATCGACGTGGCCCTGCAGGCGCCCATCCAGCGCCGAGAAGCCGAACTGCTCGCCCGCGTCGTTGCGCGTGCGCAGATCGAAGCCCGCCGCGCGCAGCCATCCGACCATGCAGTCCTCGATCACGTGGCCGCGTTCGAACACGCGCAGCATCCGACCGTCGGTCTCGCGACCCGGATCGACCGGGGCGTCGGCGACCTCGTACTGCAGCGCGCGCTCGCAGGCGGCCCCGAGGCGCGAGGCGCCCAGGTACGTGCGGCGAGGCTGCGCCGCGCGAGACTGCTGCATCCCGGCGTCGATCAGCGCCGTGAGCTGACCCGACAGGCTCTTGGAGGCGTTGAAGTCCATCATCGCCGCGCCTCCTTGGGTGCTGCCGTGCGTGCCGTCTGCGCTTGAGCCTTCGGCTCCTCCCACGGCAGATCGTCCTCGAGGTCGGCGAAGGGGTCGGACACCGGGTCTTTCAAGCCCCGCACCGGCGGATACTTGGTCGCCTCGTGGTGCTCGACCATCGCCTCCGTGTAGCAGGTGACGATGGCGTCGATCACCTGGAGCGCCTCGGCCTCGGAGTACGCGCCGAGGGGTTTCTCGAAGCCGATGCGTTCTGCCGCCGCGCCGAAGGCCTTGAGGCACTTCCGCATCGCAGCGAGTTCGACGTCAGACGGATCGATCATGGCCACCTCCGTCTTGGGCGAGCGTCCTTCCTGCACGCGCAGCCAGTGGCCGTAGAGCGCATGAAACGCCTGCTGGCAGCGCCGCGAGCAGAACACCCAGTCGATCGGATAGCGCCGGGCGTCGCCCACCGGATGCCGAAGGTCCGAGTGGCCGTAGCCGCGCGCCTGTCGTTTGCAGACCCAGCACTTCACCGGCCCTCCTCTCACTGCGCCCAGGCGGGCTTGCCCGGCATGGCGGGGCGTTGCGGGTTGACGGGCGGCGTCGTGCGCGGCGGGGTTGCTGCGGCGGGCGCGCCGGAGGAACCGCCGCCGTGGTGGGTCTTGGGCGGCAACCCCATCAGCCGCGCATAGTCCGGGTGGTCGGGCTCGACGGCGTTTCGGATGACGTTCTTCAAGTCGCCGCGGCCGTCCTTCTCGATGTCGATGCGGGCGAGGAACTCGATGCCGTCGAGCTCGTGGAAGCCCTGGATGCGCCGCGCGGCGGCGGCCTGCGGGCTCATGTCCTGCGGATGGACGTTGCGGGCGGAATTGAGCACGGCGCGCACGAAGCTGCGCCCCATCTGGCCCCAGGCCGGGCCCTTCGCGCTGTGCAAGCCGATGTTCGACCACAGCTTGCGCCGGGCGTACTCGCCCTCCAGCACCACGAACTCGGCCGCCAGATACACCGAGCCGGACTCGTTGCTCTGCGTGGCGTAGCCGCCGGTCCAGCCTTGGGCCGGGTCATCGAAGCCCCCGGGCTTGAGCGTCATGCGCACGCGGGCGAGCGTGCCCTTGGGGATGAGGTCGAAGCTTTGCTGTTGTTCGGCGTCGTTGAAGTCGTTCCAAGCGGTCATGGCGGATCACTCCTTGAATGCGTTGAGGTCGGTTGAATGCGACAAAGCGCTGGCGTGTGCTGCGGCAGTGCGGCCGAGGCACTTGGCAATGAGCTTTCCGAGGTGGGGTTCTTCGATGGGGGCAAGCCGTCCCGAGCGGTCCTTGCTCGGGAAGCCCCAGGGGTTGTCCGCGCCGGTGACGAACGCGCGGTATGGCGTGCCGTCGTCGGCCTTCAAGATGGCCAGCGTGATGACTTCATCGAGCACACCAGGCAGCTCGGCCGAGGTCTTGGCGCCTTCGAGCTGCAGCTGGTAGATGCGGCGGTTGAAATCGTCCAGCTTCTCTTCCAGGATGCAGACGTAGATGACGTGCTTGTCCCTCACGTGCTGCAGGTGCGTGAGGGCGCCGATCATCTCGGTGCCGAGCAAGCCATAAGCGCCCCGGGTGTCGGGCTTGCCGGTCTTCTCGGAGAATGCGGCCGGCTGGGTCTTGCACCAGGCCAGGCACATCCGCGAGAGCACGGTCAAGGAATCGACGAAGTAGGTGTCGTACTTGGCCAGCTGCGCCGGGTCGCCGTACTTCTGGCAGACGTGATCAAAGTGGGCCTGCGAGAAGGCCTGCTCGGGTGTGGCGCTCGGGCTGGGTCCTGCCAGGAACACCACCAGGTCCTTGAACTCCGGCCAGGTGCGCGGGCGCAGGGTGTCACCGCCCCAGTCGAGGATGGACAGATCGCCGGCCTCGGTGTCCACCAGTAAGGTGCGTTCGGCATCGAGCGTGCGGATCTGGGAGGTCTTGCCCACCCCGGGCGCACCGACGAGGGCGACCTTGGCGCAGCGTTTTTCGACGAGTCTTTCGTTGGCCGTCACGATAGGCAATGGCATGGCCGACTCCTCATTCGAACGAGACGACCGTGAAGCGGCCGAAGGTGGGACGGAAGTCACCCACGCCGATGAGTCGGCCTGCCATGTCCAGGCTGTCCTTGATCCAGGCACGGTCGAGGTATTCGGGCAGCACCACCATCAGATCGAACTCGGCGCGCCAACCCGCACGCATGGCAGGCCGCACCCGATTGACGCCCGCGCGTTGCACCACCACGCGGCGGCGGTCTTCGTAATCCCAGCGGTCGGTCCCCAGGCTGGCCAGGTGGGTGAGCGAAACCACGCCGGCCTTGGTGATGTCCTGCGCCGATTTGCGTGGACTCCTGGGGTCCTGCTTGAACTTGGCCGCACCGATCAGCGCCTGTCGCAGATACTCCCCGGGCAGGCACAACTGGCCCTGGTTGTCGCGATAGACGTAGCTCTCGATGTCGTCGGTTTTTTTGGCGGCGCTGTTCTTGGTGGCCTTGGCCTTGGCGTCGACGGCCTCGCAGTTCCAGCGGTGGAACAACAAGTCCGCCACGCCTTCGATGACGACACGGACGCTGTACGGCGCCCCCGTCAGGACCGCCGACTCGGCACCGTTGCCGAGCGCATCCTCGTTTCTCAAAAGGGTTTTCATCGTCGAATCTCCAGAAATCGAAAGTTCCTTGCCACATCGGGCCCAGCCTTGCCTAGCCACGCCAAGCCAGTCCGAACCGAGCCCAGTCACAGTTCGCTTGGGCCTTGCCGCGGCTTGCCCCGCCATGCCATGCCACAGCGCGCCGAGCACAACCCGGCCATTGGCTTGCCAAGATCAAGGACGTCACGAGGATGAAGGGGCGTCATCACGCCACCTCCTTCAGCCGCTCGGCGACACGGGGCGGAATCGAATTCCGGCCCTTCTCTTTCACTTTCAGTTCGGTGGGCATGGTTCAGTCCTCCGAGGTCAAGGTCAGCCGAAACGTCGGCTTGCCGGGCTTGACGGTGCGCGCCGGCTCGAACTGCGCGCGCAGCGCCGCGGGCCAGTGGTTGAAGCGGGACTCGGACACCGAGTACTCGACATCGAGGTAGTCCTCGACGCGCTCGCCGGCGGCGGCGATGCGCCGGGCAATCGCCGCCAGTTGCACCTGGTCCCAGGACACGCGCTTCGGGACATCGACCGTCACGCGCAGCGGTCCGTCGTTCAGGTGCACGACGCCGAAGTCCTTGCCGGCCTCGAGGCGTGCAGCGCGGGCCTGCTCGCCGTAGGCGGCCTCCAGCGCGGCGTCGAACTTCGCGCGGGCTTGCTTGAGCCAGGCGAGCGCTTCGTCGAGGTTGCGGCTGATCTCCGCCTTCTGGGCGGGCGGCAGCGCGGCCAGCTGGCCGACGGACATCGCGGCGATGTCGGCGGGGTAGAGGGTCAAATCGCTCATCGCATCCCCCTTCAGCGCGCCGCGCGCTCGGAGGTCGAGTCGTGCAGGGCACCACGCTCGAACTCGATGACCGACTCCAGGGGGTAGCTGACGCGCTTGGACAGCTTCAGGTAGCGCGGGCCACGCCCTTCGCTGCGCCAGCGCTGCAGGGTCTTGGGGCTCAGGCCCCAGCGCTGCGCGAGCTCGTTCTCGTTGAGGACCCGACGATCGCCGGGAGACAGACCGTTGATCGCATCGACCGGCGACCGGGTGATGGTGCTTGCCGTTGTCGGCATGGAAGCCTCCTATGACGCTGTTGAGGAACAGGTGTCATTGCAGGCTTCGGGTGGCGAACCTTGGAGGGACCGAATGGCGAACCACGAAGGAACTTCTGGTTCGCCGATGGCCACAAGCACGAACGGCGTGCACGCGGCTCGCCTGGCCGGACTGGATTGGGATGAGGGGGGTGCGACACAGGCTCCTTCGCACCGATGGAGCGCCGACGGGTCGTGCGGCGTCAGCGCCGACTGGACGAATGGCAGACTGTGGTGTTGCGGCCCTGGGACTTGGCGGCATACAGCGCCTCGTCGGCGTGTTGCATCACCTCATAGAGATCGGCATCGTCGCTGAGCGCAGCGGCGGCGCCGATGCTCACCGTCACTGCCAGTCCACCGGGCCGGGCGCGGGCGATCTCCTCATGCGCCCGCGCGGCCACTACCAGCGCTTGCGAGACGTCCGCGTCGGGCAGCACCAGCGTGAACTCCTCTCCGCCATAGCGAACCACGGTGTCGCTTTGCCGCGCGCAGCGTCGCAGGCACTCGGCCACCCCCGCCAGCACCGCATCGCCCCGCGCATGGCCGTGCTGGTCGTTGATGGCCTTGAAGTGGTCGATGTCGATCATGAGCACCGCATATGGCCTCCTTGGTGCCGGGCGCGATGCCAGCGCCTGCGACAGCGCCTGCAGGCTGCGCCGGTTGCCCAACCCGGTGAGGGGATCATGGGCGGCCAGTTCGGACAGGGTGCGGTTCTCGGCCTGCGTCTGATGGATTTGCCGCTGGAGCTGCCCGTTGAGCAGGCGCAGCCGCGCGTGCGCCTCCTGCAACTGCTCGGCCTGGGATTGCGCGCGTTGCCGGGCCTGGATCAGCGCTTGTTCGAAAGCTTGGCGATCCTCGGCGGCGAACAGCAGCCACAAATACTGCGGCTCGGCGTCGTGTTCCATCCGCTTGGCGCTGACATAAGCCCCCGAGCGCCGGCCGCCTGGCTGCCAGTAGGCAAAGATTTCGACGATGAGGCCGTCGCGGCGCAGCGTGGGCCAGACGTGGGTTTCGAAGAAGATACGGCCGGCGGGCGTGAGCCAGTCGGTCATCGTCACGGCAACATCGCCTTGCGCACCCGGATCGGGCAAGCCCGCCCACTCGGCCAGCCGAGCGTTGTAGCGCCGCAGCACGCCCTGGCCGTCGGTCACCCAACAGGGCGCGGGAATGTCGCTCAGGGGGACGTGGCTCAT